AAGAAAACCTAGAACAAAACAGATATTTAGGTTTATATGACGTTAAGGTTTGCAGAGTTAAGTATGATGGTAGAGAGATAAATACAATTGAAGATGTTAATGGATAAGTTTATAATATCAGGACCATGTGTTATTGAAAGCGAATACACATGTATGAAGATAGCAGAGAAAGTAAAAGAGCTTACAGCTAAATATGGTTTTGATTATATATTTAAAGCTTCATTTGATAAAGCAAATAGAACTTCTGTAGACTCGTACAGAGGACCAGGTTTACAAGAGGGTTTAGAGATATTAGCTAAAGTAAAAGAAACGTTTGATGTTAAGATAACAACAGACATACACGAACCAGTGCAAGCTATACAAGTAAAAGATGTTGTTGATGTTATACAAATACCTGCTTTTTTGTGTAGACAAACAGATCTTTTATTAGCCGCTGGTAGAACTGGTAGAACAGTTAATATAAAGAAAGCGCAGTTTATGAGTGGTGACAACATGGAGCATCCAATTAAAAAAGTGCAAAACACAGGTAATAATAATATAATGGTAACTGAACGTGGAACTATGTTTGGCTTAGGTAACTTAGTCGTAGATTTCAGGCAGATACTAGATATGAAAAAATTTAACGTACCTATAGTTATGGACGTTACACACTCAACTCAAAAGCCTAGTGCTCTTGGTAATAAAAGTGGTGGCGATAGAAAATACGCACCATACATTGCTAAACTAGCGCAAGCAGTTGATGTTGACGGTTACTTCTTTGAAGTACATCCAGATCCAGACAACGCTTTAAGTGATGGTCCTAACATGGTACGATTAGATAACTTTGAAACAATATTAAAATTTATAGCATGAGAATATTTATAGGAAGTGATTCACGTCACCCACAAGCTACTAAGGTAGTTAGAAAGTCTATACTAGATAACGGTGACCATGAGGTTATGTGTCTAGTAAAAGCACAATTAGTTAAGCGTGGCGTTTATGGTAGAGAAGATGTACCAAACGAATCAACAGAATTTTCTTTTACAAGATTTTATACACCTCTATTAAATAATTGGAACGGTATAGCTATGTTCTGTGACAATGATTTTGTATGGAAGTGCGATCCTGAAGAGGTTGTACAGTACTTAGGAGACAAAACAATAGCAGTTGTAAAACATGATCTTGATAATGTTAAAGGAACAAAGATGGATGGTGTTAAAAATAAAATGTATCCAAAGAAATGTTGGAGCTCATTAATAGTTTTTAACTGTGAAAAATTAAAAGGTATATTAACTAAAGAATATTTAGACAATGCTACACCACAACAATTACATCAGTTTGAGTGGATAGATGAGAGTGAGATAGCTGAGATACCAGTTGAGTATAATCATTTAGTAGGTTATTATGAAAAGCATGATAACATAAAAGCAATACATTATACTAACGGTGGTCCTTGGTTTGACAAATACAAAGATGGAGAGTTATCAGAAGAGTGGTGGAACGTATACAACAACTTGTAAAAAATAAATCAGTAATACTTGTCGGCAACTCTGTAGAATTAATGCACCATGATTATGGTGAGTTTATAGACAGCCACGATATCGTTGTGCGCTTTGGTAGAGCTGTTGATAGTATAGCTGATGATAAAACAAAACAACTAGGTAGTAAAACAAACATATGGGTTACTGGTCAATTCAGAGCTCCTATATGGAAGAGGCGTAATAAAGAATTTACAAAGGGTAAGTTTAAAGACGTTGAAATATTACTTAATAGATGTCGTGGTAATTTTTTACTCAAAGACTGGATACTAGAAGAACACCTACCAAAGGGTATGCCTTATACTCAAATGTGGTCAGACGCGGAGCTAGAATCGTTATGGAACGGTTTTGGTAATTCATTATACAGTTTACAACTCAGACCTTCAGCTGGGTTTTTAACAATACTATATTTTATTAGGGAAATTAAAACTCAAAAGAACTTGAGTATTATTGGCTTTGACTTTTTTCACAAGAGTGTAAAGAAAGATACATACATGGCTAAGAACGTAAAAGATGGTAATGGCGAGTGTGATCCTCACAGTTGGCATTTACCTTTATATACTACAAAAATCTCTGCACACGATCGTGTATTAGAAAATCAATATGTTAGTAAATTAGAACGTGATGGTTTGCTTACGTGGCATTTATTAAGCGATATGAAAAGAAATAAAGTTAGATATACTGGCTGGATGAAAGGCCAAAAGATAATAAGAAGTATTGCTAAGAAGTCACCGGTATCAAAAATCTAGCTATAACCTCAGCTATAACTTCTATAATTAATATTATAATAATCGGTAGTATATATTCCCACCAATCATATTTACCATTTTCGTTTAAATCAAAAAAGTTAAATTTCATTTTGCGCCGCAAGGCTTGCCATTGGCTATGTTAACCCAGTTTTCTTTTTGGAACCAGTCACGTAATGTAGCGCCTTTTTTTCTAGCACCTTTTACATTTGACTTACTAGATCTTTTATATTTACCTTGAGCTGCAGCAGATCTCTTAGCATTAATTACTTTTTGCCTCTGCTCTTTACTCATACTTTTATATTTTGCGTATGGCAAACAAACCTTTCTTGTTCCACCACCTTTTACTTTACTTTTTGGCATGACCACAATTTTGCATGTTAATAAACCAGTTAGCAAGTTGTACATCTCTTTTAGTTGCACCTTGCCTCCTTTTTAATTTCTTTACTTTAGAGCATGTAACATCACCACCATATAATTTATTTACTCTGGCTTTAAGTACGCCTCTATATGCTTTAGCCATTATACTTTATTCTTAACGTGGTTATACATTGCGTTACCTATTTCTTCACCAAACTTTGAGTCTGACTTATAATGTGCTTTAGCTACATTTCTGCTATATGAAATATCTTTGCCTGCTTGTAAAAAATCTTTTGCTGCTTTAGGGTGTTTGTCTGCTAGTACTTTAGCTATCATAACACCTTGTGCCGAGTGGCCTGATGGATATGAAGGTGTCTTCATACTTTTTAATTCGTAGTCTTTTAAGTTTACATTTATTTCTTCTGCTATAGCTTTAGGTCTAGGTCTTTTGTAAAATCTTTTTAATTCTAGTATTGGCTTTGTACTTTGATCAATTAACTCTTGTACTAATTTACCATCGTGTGGTACGTTATTTTTTTTAGCTACGCTTTTAAATGTACCTGCTATATCATCTTTGTCATCAACAAATTTTTTATCCATAGGTATCTTGGCTATTTCTTTTATTTCTTTATAAGTGCCAAGTGATTTATTACCAGGTGGTTTTTTTCTTTTGAACTTACTTGTATCAAAATCTTTAAATAGCTCTTTCATTTTTTTACGCAATTAGGTACACGCCTGCCACCCTTCTTCTTGAAGCCAACTTGTTTATAGCCAGTCCAACATTTAGGTTTTTTCTTGTAATCCTTTTTCATTACTTCTTCTTCTTGCCACTACCACCGTAGTTACCTGGACCACCTGCTTTAGTACATCTTACACCCCAACCTGAAGCATATGCACTAGGCCATACTTTAAATTTACGTTTTGCTGCGGCTTTACACGCCGGACTAATTTTACCCATAATTATTTGTTTTTATAAGGAAACAACATATTCAAAGCTTCACGTCTACCTTCGCATCCGCAAGGTATATTTAAACCATTTGATACTCTGTCTACTACAGACTTAATACCAGTCTTAGTTGTGAAGTTGTGTATACTATCTCCTAGTCCTCTTGATTTCATATCTTAACATTTCCATCTACGTCTTGCTGCAAGACCTCTTTTGCTTTTCCACCCTTTTGATCTAGCGCAAAATGATTTTCTACGCTTAGCTGCTTTGCTACCAGGCTTTACTTTACCTGTTACAGCTGTTTTTAATTTACTACCAGGGTTTTTACGTCTGTATTCAGCTACGCCTTTTTTTGTCATACCTGCTCCTTCTTCAGCAGTTCTAAAATTTCTTCCTTTACCTTTTGTTGTTTTTCTTATCTCTGGCATATTAATTGTTTTTACCTCTTGAACTACCGCCGCCAGATGTAACAGGGTTACTAGCTATTGGCGCACCATTACCACCTGTTGTTTGACTACCTATAGATATAGGCGGGCTATTGTTTATATTAGGGTTTGGTGTTATGTAACCATAGTTACCTTGTGGACTACCATGGTATCTCCACCTGCTATCATGATATCTATAATCGTAGTGACGATCATAATGTGGCACGTAATATCTATTATCTTGCCACCTTACAAAGTCGTAACCAACTACGTTGTACATCCTTTGTGGTTGTATATCTTGTATTCTTATTTTAACAGTGTCACCCATTTCAGTTAATGCTAACACGTGATAAGTCTTCCTGTGTCTCTCTGTTTATCTGTCATGTCCAAAGTTTAAAAATGTAATGTGCGACAAGTATGGTTATTAACCAGGTGATTTGTAATGCAAATATTATAAACACTACTTTACTTTCTGGTTTTTTATTGTTCCATTTATTCCTTATTGTTTGTATCATTATCTTCTGGGATATTAGTTACAAGAACTTTCGTTATGTATGCTAACGCAACAAAAACTGAAAATACTATTATATCAAGCTGCGTAGTTTGCGTACTGAGTTCTTCCATCTTTTCTAAACGCTACTAAGCATCTGTTTCTGTTTTCGCCTGGATTAACATAACTTACATGTACCCAGTCTGGGTTTTTGCTATCGCCAAACTCCCAGATCATTTGATCAAATTCTAAATTATCTTTTATATAGTTAAACATCTCAGCGTTTGTTTTGTGTCCATACACGTCATCTATATCAACAGCTTGACCGTGACAATGTTGTGACTTGTTACTACCGCCGATAGCTTTGTTTAACTCTGGTCCACGATAAAATGAATTTATTCTGATAGGACCACCTACCCACTCTCTAAGTGGTTCAAACACTTTTACAGCTAACAACTTCATGTTGTTAAGATGTTCTTCAGTTGGTTTATTTTCTAAACCTAATCTTGTTGCTGTAACGCTATACGTGCCTTCACGCATACTTATATGTTTACTAATCATTTATTTATCTTTTGTATACTTTGTTCTCGATATCTTTTACTTTGTCCTCTAGGTTTTCTATTTCTTTTTCAAGATATTCAACCTTTTGTTTAAGTAACAAACCATCAGAGGTTTCTTTAACTTCGTAAACAGGTAATTCTTTAGCAAGCTCTATTTCTTGTTTTAGAGTTTGATAACCCATAGAGCCACTAATAATAAAACCTACAACGATAGCTATACTCTTAATATCGAGTTTTATATCAGGCTTTTTATCGCCATCTATATCAATACCTACTTGTTTATCTAATATTTCTGCCATTATGAAAGTGATTTAGTTGTTGTGTTTTGTGCTGCCATAATTTATAATTACGTCTAATTAGAATAATTTAACCCCGCCCTTCTTCTTTTTATCTTTTTTCCTACGCTCACCTTCTATGCCTAAATCCCACGTACTCCAACCAAGAACAAGTGCTATTCGCTGCCAAGCTTGGTTTTCTTGATTAGTAGC